TTTATTTTGTATTCTCTTCGAATTTCATCTCCTTCTGGTGTAATTTCTTTCGAAGCAACTACAGTATTTTTGAATTTATTAACATCTGTAAGATGTGCATAGCATTTATCCTCAGGCATATCAAAATCAATGCTCACGAGCTTTTGTTTTGTACCCTTAAAGATTTTATCTATTACTCTAAAGTCTTCAAAGAAATAGGTTAATAAAGTTAATTGTTGTGTTTTCATAATATAAGTCTCCGTTGAGAAGCTTTTAAAATTGGGTAGCTTCTCTTAAACCCTGTTTAAACTGTCTTAGAATTTAAAGTTTCCTTTGCCTTCAATTCCTCTTGAGTTGTACCTAATTCCAAGCTCTCTTCTTTGAGCATAGATTTGAGCATTCCTCTCAACATCTCTAGTCGAACCGTTGTTTCTGATTCTGTCGCCAGATTCAGTCTTCACAATTTGACCGGAGGGCTTAGCCTTCATGATTGTCTTAATCGCTTTTCTTTTTAAAGCTCTGTTGACTCTCTCGGCTCTCTTCAGAAACTCTTCAACCTGTTTGGCATTCTCAGAATCAAAGTATTCAATTAAAAGCCAGATGTTATTCCCGTTGAGTTCATCCTTGCCAACATATCTGAAATGTTGCCCATGCTCATCAACACCAAATTGACCCTTTTGAAAAGAGCCTTCCGCATTGCCATATCTAATGGCTACAGTCTTTTGAAATTTCATAATTTCTCCATAGTTAAAGTTAATATTGAGCAACCCCAAGTTATCCACAAGTTATCCACATTTGAATATTTAGCGTTGCCCTTCATGGGTACATTATAAACACATAGAAATTTTTTACGCAACAACTATTTAATATCAGAGTAAAAAAAAATCTGTGCCTAAAACTGAGGAAAAGTACCCAGATTTAAAAAGCCTTTTTGAAGTCTTTATATCTGAGCCTTTGAGAAGTCTTTAAAAGTTTATGAAGTATTTTATGAAGTCCTTTATGAAGTGTTAAATGTACCTACTACTTTATAAGTGGATTCTCTCTGATAGTTAACCAGACTGAATCACTTTAAAAGGGGCTTTTTATTTTTTGAATCTTGCAAAGACTTTATAAAGTTTTAAAAGTTTTACAGAGAGAGTTTAAACACTTTATAAAGTCTGCATAAATTTAGAAAGCCTTTGTAAAGTCTTTGAAAAGGGGATTGTTAGAAACTAGGAAAGCTTTTGTGAAGTTTTACAGGCGGGGGCAGAGTGCCAGAGGGGGGTACACCGGTAGTATATAGTTCATCTACATTTTACAAAGTTTTTCAATGTTAACCAGTGCCCCTATACTTTATAAAAGAGACATAGTTTTTATATATAAATATAGAAACTTTTTAGGGGCTTTATAAGAGAATGTTTGGGTGGGTTATATAGGTATTTACCGGGGGTCGGTAACATTTATATTATACAGTTGCAAATTCATTTTGTCAAGCATTATTTTTACACTTGACAAATTTGCAAAGTACCTCTATAATAGTAAGGTATGTCCTATCTGCAAACTAAAAAAGAAAGAAACCTTACTGAAAAGCAACAAGCATTTTTAGATAATCTTGTTGTTACAGATGGTGACTTTAAAAAGTCTGCAGAACTGGCAGGATACTCAGGCAATCACTATCAAGTTTTAAAATCTCTTAGGGAAGAAGTAGTGGACTTAGCCTCGGATGTACTTGCTCGTTCTGCACCAAAAGCTGCATTTAAGTTAGTGCAGTTAATGGAATCGGACAGACCCGTACCTCAAGCTAGTCAAAAGCTAACTGCAGCTCAGACTATCCTAGATAGAGTGGGTGTTGCTAAGACTGATAGAGTTGAGGTTAATCATAATGCAACAGGTGGTATATTTATCCTACCTGAGAAACAAGCTATAGATGTAGACTATGAAGATATTTCTGACGGAAGTTGAAGAAGATGGTAAAAGATATGCAGGTCCTAATATACTTGCAGAAGACTGGCAAAAGGCTGAACAAGCTGCAAAACACAATAACTTAATACTTATTGGTGAGTTTGTTGAAATAGTTGCAGATGGTGAGTTAATGCATTACGTTGATAAAGTAGAAGACACAAGAGTATTACACTAATGGCACACGAAAAAAGAAGAGCGTCTTTAATAAAAAAGCACAACTTAAAAGGAGTTAATAAACCTAAACGTACTCCTAACCATCCGACAAAATCACATATGGTTTTAGCTCAGGAAGGTCATACGCTAAAACTCATACGTTTTGGACAGCAGGGTGCTGAGACTGCAGGTAAGCCAAAAGCCGGTGAATCTGAAAGAATGAAAAAGAAAAGAGCGTCTTTCAAAGCTCGGCATCGTAAAAACATAGCCAAAGGTAAGATGTCAGCAGCTTACTGGGCTAACAGAGTTAAATGGTAACATGCCACACGCAGGACACTTTGGAGTAAAATCCGCAGCTAAACGTAATAGAATGGCTCGTAACAAAGCTAGAGCTAAACAAGTATCTGATGAACAGTTTAATGATAACTGGGATAAAATTTTTGGAGGCAAGAATGCCAAGAAAAGCAATGACAAAAAGTAGAACTACCACAAAAAGACGTGTTGCTAAAAGCACAGGCGGTAAATCTAAATCAAGAGTTAATGAAGCTGGTAACTACACTAAACCTACTATGCGAAGAAATCTTTTCAATAAGATTAAAGCTGGTAGTAAAGGCGGTAAACCCGGACAATGGAGTGCTCGAAAAGCACAGATGTTAGCTAAACAATACAAAGATAAAGGTGGCGGTTACAAATCGTGAGACCTAAAGAACAACAAGTAGACTTTGCGGAGCTACAAGAACGTATACGACAACAACAATTAGCTTGTCATAATCAATAGATTTTCGTTCAGCTTGTAAAAGCCGGAAGTAGATAGAGATATCGAAGGAACGCAATAGGTGATGTACGTAAGTGCATCGTATTTAATTGCAAACTGGAGGTGAATGTGTTTACTTATAGAGGTACAAAAGTAGCTCCTCAAAAAAGTCAGAAGCCTGTTAAAACTAACAAGCAGATGATTTATAGAGGTGTCAAGCACGACAAAGCTGCTTAATTTTATTTCCTGAGTAAGAAGCAAAACTGCTCAACTTAATATGGCTAAATCTAGAGCACAACAAGCAGCTATTGCGATAGCTAAAAAGAAATCAGGAAAATATAACAAACAAGGAAAACGTACTGCACCTTATGTCAAAAAGAAAAGACCCAAAAGTAGGAACAGGTAAAAAGCCTAAGGGTAGCGGTAGACGTTTATATACCGATGAGAACCCAAAAGATACAGTTAGCATTAAGTATGCAACACCTGCTGATGCTCGTGCTACTGTCGCAAAAGTTAAAAGGATTAAAAAACCGTATGCTCGTAAGATTCAAATACTTACTGTACTTGAGCAAAGAGCAAAAGTTCAAGGTAAAACAGAACAAGCAAACATCGCTAAACGAGGCAAAGAAGCAATAAGGAAACAACATGGCACTAAAAAAAAGTCAACGTAGTCTAAAAGAGTGGACCAAACAAAAGTGGAGAACTAAGAGTGGTAAAAAATCCTCGGAAACTGGGGAACGCTATTTACCTGAAAAAGCTATCAAAGCCTTATCGCCACAAGAGTATGCAGCATCAACGAGAAAGAAAAGAGCCGATACCAAGAAAGGTAAACAGTTCTCTAAACAACCAAAACGAATTGCTAAAAAAACAAGACAATATAGAAAAACAAGTTAAAGATATGAAGTTAGTTCCAGATAACTATGTTCGTAGAAAATCATCAACTGTACCTTTTGGTTACGAAGATGATGGACTAATAGATGGCTATTTAAAAGCTATTCCAGAAGACATAGAAGTATTAAATGAAGTAGCGGAGTCTGTTTTCTTAGGCGAAGTTAGTTTAGGTATAGGTGTTGATTGGTTAGAAGCAGAGACAGGTAAGAAAATGTCTCGTATGGGATTAAAAAAATACGTAGATAAGAAGTATGAAAGACTGGGAAAAAAATCCTGAAAAGTACTTGACAAACTCCGATGGGAGCTATATACTTAACAAAGACGGTACTCCACGTAAAAAAGGTGGCAGACCTAAGAACTCAGAATTATCTGATGTTCAATTAGCTATACAAGCTAAAAAGAAGCTAGATAAAAAAACTAGCAAAGTAAAAAAGCTAACTAGAAGTTTAGCAAAAGTTAAAAAAGAATTACAAGGTGAAGAAAAAGCCTTAACATCAAATGTTTTAACTAAGGAAGATACTAAAGTTCTTCCAGAACAAATACAAAAACATTTAGATGAAACAGGTTCACATGTGGCATTTATGCCTAACGATGGACCACAAACAGATTTCTTAGCTGCTTCAGAAAAAGATGTTTTATATGGGGGAGCAGCCGGTGGGGGAAAAAGCTTTGCAATGCTTATTGACCCACTAAGGTATTGTCACATTAGTGCACATAGAGCATTAATACTAAGAAGGTCAATGCCAGAACTTAGAGAACTTATAGATAAGTCTCGTGAATTGTATCCAAAAGCATTCAAGGGAGCTAAGTTCAAAGAAGTAGAAAAGCTATGGAGCTTTCCTTCTGGAGCTAAAATAGAATTTGGATTTTTGGAAAGAGATGCAGATGTGTATCGTTATCAAGGTCAAGCATATAGTTGGATTGGTTTTGATGAGATTACGCATTTACCAACAGAGTTTGGTTGGAATTATCTAGCATCTAGGTTAAGAACAACTGACCCAAACTTACCAACGTATTTACGTTGTACTGCAAACCCCGGAGGAGTGGGAGCACAATGGGTTAAAAAAAGATACGTTGACCCATCAGAAGAGAATAAAACATTTAAAGGCTCTGATGGTTTAACAAGGAAGTTTATTCCGGCAAGATTACAGGATAATCCGTTTCTTGCTGAAGACGGTGAATATGAGAGAATGCTTAACTCATTACCACCAGTACAGCGTAAGCAACTACTGGAAGGTAATTGGGATATCTCCGAAGGAGCAGCATTTGCTGAATTTGAACCGGGTGTACATGTAATACCACCATTTGAAATACCTACTTGGTGGGAACGTGTGAAAGGAATTGACTATGGATACGCTTCGGAAAGTTGTTGCTTATGGGCAGCAGTTGACCCTGAAGACAAGACCATCATCATATATAGAGAGTTATACGAAAAGGGTCTGACTGGGGAAGCACTTGCTGATAAAATAACTTTAATGGAAGAAGATGAAGTTAAATCCGTAGGTGGTGTACTTGATACAGCAGCTTGGTCTAGAACAGGATATAGTGGACCAACTATCGGTGAAATCTTAGTTAACAAAGGACATAAACTAAGACGAGCAGATAAGAATAGAGTAGCTGGTAAAGTACAAATACATGAACATTTGAGAGCAGGACATACCGGTAGACCTAGACTACAAATTGTTAATACATGTACAAACTTGATAAAAGAGCTACAAAGTTTGCCTTTATCAAAAAGTAATCCGGAGGATGTAGATACACATTCGGCTGACCACGCATATGATGCATTACGTTATATGATAATGAGTCGACCTAAGATGGACCATCCTTACGATAGAATGTTAAAGATTAAAACAGAATTGTATCAACCGGCTGACAATACTTTTGGATATTAATAAATGGCAGAGAACGATAATACATTTTTAAGTGCTAACAATATCTACGAAGAAGTAGAAGGTGAAGCAGGTAAAAATTTAACATTAGAAGAAGACCAACGTATAAATTTAGTTGGTATTATTCAGTCTCGTTTTTATCAATCAGAAACTGCAAGAGACTCAGACGAAAGACGTTGGTTAAAAGCATACGAAAACTTTCGTGGTCTATATGCTAAGTCAGTTAAATTTAGAGAATCAGAAAAGTCTAGAATATTTGTTAAGATAACTAAGACAAAAGTTCTAGCAGCATTTGGACAATCAGAAACTAAACTACCCGAAGGTGAAAAAGAACACGCATACTTAGATACCCAGAATCCTAATCCCGGTTTAGAAACAACCATACCTGATAATATTGGTAATAGATTAGAAGATGAGCCAGTAGAAAGTATTTATGATATTGGTTTTGAAGGTGATGGTAAAGTATTAAAACCCGGAGCTACTTTAGGCACAGGTATGTTTGAAGATAGTTTAGAAAACCAAGCAGAACAGTTAGGATTAAAGGAAGGTTTAAGTCCTAACC